TTCAACCTTAAAAGAAGTACACATTGCCTGTGTAATTGCCATGATTATTACCTCATATTTTGCTAATAATTCGAGCCAAGTCAGCGTGGCCCTGTTTTGCTAACTCAGCGCAAATAGTTGTCCTATCCGACCGAATCGCTTCCTTCATATAAAAAGTAATTAACTCTCTTATATGATCCTTAAACACCATAGCTTGCGCTTTAACCATTGGGTCGGCTGTTTCACTAACAGAAATCAACTTCTCCATAGCCCGCTCTGCAAGCTCTTCTGGTGTATGCCCACGGTTATTCGTGGTAAAAACTTTTATATCTGCACCCAGTTCATTGTTTGCTGTGTTGCCTAGCATCACACTACCTCTTTTCTAACTTGACCAGAACGGTAAGCGTCTTGTCGCATTTTACCGTCACCAAGGTTCTTAAGTAGAAAAATTGATTCCGTATATAGTTTTTGATAGAAAGCGACCATATCAGGTTCGCCTTTGAGGAACCTTATAGCTTCAATAAGCGCACCATTTAACAGTGCAGAGTCAAACTCATCGCCCAACCATGTAGTACCGGCAGTAACAATAGACTCTGGGTAATACCCATAGTGAAGCTCTGCTACGTAGTTACTATCCGGTGTCGGCCCTAAGATAAATGCAGTATCGTCAAAGAACGCATAGTGTTTAGGGAGTCCAGTAGTGCTTGGGTTAGGGTAGGCTTCACGAACAAAATTTACATCTTTATCAAGTAAGTATTGAAAATTACCGTCATTATCTGTCAACGCCAGAGAAAACACATACAGCATATCTGTTGGATATATAAGATACTTGTTGCCAGAAGTGACGTTACCCGTCTGGTTTCGACGCAACTCAGGTATCTGTACAGTGTTATATATCTTTTGTTCCGCTTGTTCTGTAAACATAGCAAGCTGGTCATCTGTAAAAGTGTTCTCACAAATGTCTTGGATATTAGTTTTTAACTCGGTGTAGTTCACCAGAATTACCTCTTACGCCATAGGGCCACGGGCCATAGTGCCTTTAATAGCTGCTCCGTTACCACGAGTTTTAACACCCGAAGTTTTCATATTGATTGGTTGATTACAGCAATCGGCAACTTTATATACTTTAGGCTGGTTTGGCATTTTCTTTACTTTATTTACTTTCATCTTAATCACCTAATCTGTTGTTACTGTTACAGTTCCTACGGCTCCAGAACCTTCTAAATTATCTGGAGTTAGTCCATCGTTACCATTTAATCCTACAGGGTTCCAGCCCCATTGAATATCTCTACTAACTTCTAATTCGGCTGAATCTGGTCTTGGGTTACGCACAGCCTGTGGGTCTTCTACTACAAACTCACCCAAATGTAACTGTGGATGATCCGGGTTCCAACACTCAGGGCAAGCCTTTATATTTGTTTCTTTACCTTTCCGTACTAAGCTCTTAAGTTGGCGTAGTCTATATTGGAAACCGCACACATCACATATTGCAATAGCATTAACAGCAGCACTATATCTAGCCATTACATAGCCCTAAACATACGTGGGACAAACCTTACCGAGGCTTTTTCTCTATCCTCTCCCGCTGCCAAATCAAACTGCCTTTCATATTCAGCCTGTAGCATAGGTATCCTAGGCATTAATTCTGGGTCTTTTTGCGCTATATAATACGCCAACCCAGATACTAAACATGGTAAGAATCTGAAGTTCATATCTGCTGTTTCTGCACCCGCCCCAGCGTCTTCGATCCTACGCATACGCCAGTAAACAAGTGTGTAGTTGTTGCTGTCAGGTACAGGCCAGACAGTAGCTGTGGGGTTATCACGGCCTCTATCTATATAAACTTGTATGGGTCTACCCTGAGAAATCTTGTTAGGTATGGATGAGTATGTAGAAACACTTATTCTGGACATATTTAGATCAGATTGTGTACTTACACTACCTGCACCCGTTCTCACAACTTGTTCTAGTAAGTCAATGGTGTCAGCGGGTAGATTATAAGTAGCTGTGCCTGAAGTAAGAGCTACACTGCCTTCTTCAATAGTCCACATATTTATGCCACGATTTTGCCATTCTATAGTCAGCAAATTCATAGACCGTCTAGCAGTACGTAAATCATAGCCAGAACGCATCTCTCTACCGGCACGTTCCCACGCTTCTTCTGCTATTTCAGTGAAGTCTGGATTAAATGCTGTAGTGCCTGATGTAGCCATTATTTCTTCTTCCTAGCTGTCTTTCGCTTTAGCGATTGCACTCTTCTTGGTTTGCCTGCTGGCTGCCCCAAGCGTTTTTTCTGACTTACTCTTGACTTCTTCTCTGCTGAAGTCATTTCAGAAGCTGTTTTAGGGGTCTTACTAGACACCCTTTTAGTGGGTCTACAATACGGCGTACCGCGTTTTTCACCCTTTTGGCGACCGCAAGCCTTCCCTGTCCGAACGTCCTTCCAGTCCTCTTTAAACCACCTTTTAAGGTCTGCACCCTTTTTGGTTTTACGAACCGCCACTGGCTTTCTTTTTCCTGCATTTAGCAATAGCGCCAGAAGCATAGGCAGACGGGAAAACTTTATACTGCGCCTTTACCTTACGATAACACGCATCTTTTACCGTACCGCCTTTTTTGTAATATCTTCTCATCGCATCTTACAAACTTTACCGCCGCGAGCCATGCCGTAGCCACGAACCTTAAGGCCGCTATTTCTAGCATCTGTTTCTTTTGGCCCAACAAAATTTTTCATCCGTTCAGCCCTTTCTCTAGCTTTCTTTTTGGCTTCTTGCTTTTTTCGGATTTTTTCTTTCATGCGCTGCATAGTTATCATTCTTTGCCTATCGTTACGGCTCATGTCTTACCTCATTTGGCAGGGGCGTACGCCACGCTGTGCCATGCCAGCACCACGTACTTTACCACCCATAGCCATTTTCTTTGTTTTATGCTCGGAGTTTTTCATCATAGAACCATCAGGCATTTTGTGATACCCGGTCATACCACCGCTTCTCATTCTTTTAGTACCGCAATTTGACATTTCTCCACCTCGATTAAATTTTCTACCTTCGTCAGCCTTTTCATAGTCTTTACCCACGCTCTGTGGGATTCCAACTTGTTTAGCAAACTTAGGGTTATTAGCTACAGCCACCATAAGATTATGCTGTTTTTTGCTTTTACTCGGCATAGCCTACCACTTAACCTTATCGGCCCAGTACGCCGCACTCATCTTACCTTTCTTGATGTTGCGTCCGTGGCGGGCCTTGAAAGATTTACGCTTTGCTTTCATACGCGCAGATTCACCCTTCTTAGGTTTACCGGCGGTACTTGCGCCTTGTTCGCCAAAACGTATTATTTTCTTCTTCCCACCCTCACATGCTTTAACTACATGGGACTTTTTTGGGTGTGAAGGAGTACGCCTTGGCTTGTTGCAAGCCATAGCTTGTTTGTCGACCTTACCGCCAGCTTTATAATAGCGACGCATAAGAATCTCCTAGCTATAGAACACAGTCATTGCGGTTATATTGGTAGCAGTAGCCACATAGACATCATTGCTAAATCTAATACCGTTATCAGGAATGTTTACTGAGTGGGAATCAGAAGCTAGAAAGTCTATGTCCAACAGAGTTTCCCCACCATTACCATTAGTAACAGTAAGTCTACCCGCGCCTGCGCTTGTAAGAACTTGTACCTGCCTTACACGCGCTGGGCCTACACCAAGAGAACCGGTACCTGTGACTCGCTTACTGGAAACATCAGAGCTTGACATAGGTTACTCCTTCGGCTTAGTAGCCTTAATTTTTGGGGCTGCTTTTTTCTTGGGTGTACCATCTGGATTTAACCCACGAGCTGCTAGTTCTTCAGCGCTTGGTTTTTTAAACCTATCACTCATAAGTCACCTCATTAAGCAGATGCAGTTGCGCCAGTATCTACACGAATCCAGTTAGAACCATCGGAAAATACAAGGTTACCTGTACCATTACCTGTAGTTTCAGAAGCCTTCAGGGCGTTTGACGCATACAGAACAGTACCTGCACCTGCCGAAGCTGCCGCTGGGAGTGTAGCTACAGTGTAGCTGGGGACTTTAATATCGCCGACAAAGCCATTAGTGCTTGTTACCGGCCCGGAAAAAGTAGTTGAAGCCATTAGAATTACCTCTTGCACAAGGTTTGGTTTCGTAGTCTGTGCAACGTCAGGCGGGCAAAAAACCTGTCTACGAAACTAATTGGTGCCCAAAAATTTAGTGTATCTCAAAAGAAAGGGGGCGACAAGCGCCCCCTAGTACCTTTTATGCTCCTTCGGAGCCGAAGATACCTAATGGATCAGATACACCAAAGGAGTATCTTTCACGAGCTTTGTAGCGGCTGTTGCCGGTATCAAAGTCAGCATCCATAGAGGTCTGCATCGGAGTACGAACGAAGTGTTTCAGTCCGTTCGGTACGTCTGTCAGCAGGAACCAAGCATCTACATCTGTCAGGTAATGGTTGACAGTGTAACCTTCAGGAATCGCACCCATGTTGCGGATAGCGTTGATGTCGTTATCAGCAGTGGCTACGCGCCCTTCAGTTTCTAGCAGACGATCAGCAACGAACTGAAGATCAGCCGGGACAACCAATTTACGTGGTTTCGCAGCAATCAACAGACCGCGCTCATCTGTCCAACCAGCAATCTGAATGATAGCGGCTTCCAGAGAAGTTTCGTTCAGGTCAGCAGACACAGCAGGCTCGTTAGAGTTAGTACCACCAGACACCAAAGGATGGGCAGTAGAACAAAGTTCTACACCATCACCGTAAGTGACGTTGCTATCGAACGCACTGTTCAAAATAGCGGCGGCTTTAACTTGCTTGGTGTAAGCCATAGCGCGGGCCAGAGCTTTGGTATAACGAGAAGACAGTGAATCGTACAGGTTGTCTTCAATCGCTTCTTCAGTGATTGAAAAGCCCATAGAAACAGTCTCGTGGTTGTACCTTGCAGTCCACGCTTCCTGAGCGTTGTCATAAGCAATGGCAGAGCCTTCGTTCTTGACGGGGGCGGCTGCAAAGCCTGACAACTTAGTTTCTTCTTCAAAAGAACGGTCAGAAGATTCTGTTTCAAAAATCTCTGCATGTTCTTCACCATATTTCTGATACTCAAGGCCGAACAGGGCATTTAGACCCGGTAAGAGTTCCTTGAGCAGTTGTGCTCTTGATATAGCCATGTGTCAGTTACTCCTTAGACGCCAGTGTTCATCGTAACACGATGAGCGCCGGTGGTGAATTTAACCAGAACGTCCGGGTACGTATCATCAGTAGCTGATACGAAGCCCATAATCAACAGGCCACCAACGGTAGTTTGTACTGTAGCATCAAGTGCCATAGTAGAGTTACCGGTAGCTGTATCGCCTGAAGTAAGGGCGTTCTGAGCGGCGGGAAAGCCGGTAATGGTGCCAAGATCGTCCTGACCACTAACACCGTCAAGCTGCGCCTGAAACAGTACGTTAGGGTCGTCAACGATGTAAGCTACTGCATTCACTGCGCCAGAAGGGTAGTACTGAGAGTGTACTGTCTGACCCTGATCGTTTACGTATTCACAACCAACAAATACGCCAGCGGCTCCGATAGAGGAACCACCAAAGTTATTGGTTGTAATGTCTTTACCAGTACCATCAGCAAGCTCGATATAACCAGCAGCAGTTAGCTGCACAATCGAACCATTGAAGATGTTATTGGCGACCCCAGCAGGGTCAATTTTGTAGTGGGTTACGGCTCCCGCATAAGGAAGACCGTCAGCCCGCTTAACGGGCTTTAGCCCGTAGGGTGTAGCTGAAGATGCCATGATAGACTCCTAATAGATTAACCTTTTCCGAAAGTCACCTTAGAGCGCCTGTCATTAAATATAGGCATTCTAGGATCACTTTCTCGCATCAAGTTGTTGTCGACAGAGTGCATCTGGTTACGAGACTGATCTCGGTAATAACCATTACGTTCGTCAACAAGTTCTTGTGGGGCTTTGCAAAGCATCAGACCACCTATAACAACATTATCCTTGAAGCGGTCATTTTCGACTACTGCAAGTTCAATTTCAGGGTGATCTAAAGCCTTAACCGGCTCCCATCCTTGTCTTAATTTAGAGGTCACATTGGTGGGATCAGCGTTTCCACGAGTAGATACACGCACCCATTTGAAACTCCACCCGTCCTGCGGATCAGGGGTTGGCAATGTTTCTGGCCTACTCCACGATCTTTTACGGGTTTTCTTTTCACGAGATTCTAAATCTCTGTTAAGTCTGTTCTCAGCCATTATGTGTTCCTCGATAGTTGTGCAACCTGTTTGGCGTATACATCCAAAGGTACGTTAAGACGTTTCGCGATAGCAATTTGTGATTGAGTAAGTCGCACCTTATTAGGTGAAGTGCTCCGCGTAGCGGGGGCAACCACGTTGCTAGATTTTTTCTTTGGTTCCTCTGGTTCATCTATCCCGTCATCAAATTGATCTGGGAATACATTTCGCATGCGAGAATTTATCTTCTCGTAGTAATCGTCAGATTGGGGGTCAACCCCCTCTTTGACTAGTTTATTGTGGTACCCCAAAGCGAAAGCGGTCATTTCGTCGTCAGAGCCAAACCATGAATTCTCATCTCTCCATGCTTCAGCCTTTAGATCTCGCGCAGCTTCCTGTTGTGAGGGTGCCTGTACTTGCTGTTGTACCGTATTAGTATTTGATTGTAAAGGTTTTTCTTGTGCCTGACGTGTAGGCACAAAGCTTTTAACCTTATCCATACGTATTTGAGCAGAGTTAAGTTGCTGTTGCGCTTCCACAATAGCGTCTGTTTCCCCTGACTCGTAGGCATCCTTATAGGCACGTTTAGCAGCACTAAGCTCTGCTTCTACCTGCCGCTTAGCAGATTCAAGCAAAGCAGACTGATTTTTAGTGCTTGATTCTTTTAGCTTATTATTCTCTTCAATAAGCTGTTTAGCGTATGCCTCTGCCGCTTCACGCTCACGAAGTGCCTGTTCTTTGGCCCTACGCTCGTCGTGATAGCCTTTACTAAAATGTTGTATTCGTTTTTTAACCTTATCTGAGTAGTTTTCTAACTCATCAGTGGTTACTTCGGCTGGTGGTTCAGAAGGTTTTCTACCTCTATCTTCAGGTGGGGTATCATCCTCGACCTCAATTTCTACCTCTCCAGCTTCTATTTTTTTATCTTCTGCGCCATCTTTAACAGATTTGGGCTTCTGTTGGATGTCATCTCGCCCAACAGCAGGTTCAACCTCTATACTAGTGTTGACCTCTTCCTCGGCAGTTATCTCTACTTCTGTAAGAGATTCATCCTTTTCATTGGGGAATTCATACTCTACTGGTTGCATAGCCATAATTTATACCTCACGCACGAGTAATTTTACTCGGATCATTAACAACGGCTTCTATAGAATCATCGTTTATTAAACGGTATTCCTGTCTGCCGACCTTAAATCGCGTACCACTATTGGCACGGAACATCACGTAATCGCCCTGTTTGCACCACGGGCCAGTTGGGAAACGCTCTGTATCTGCATACGCTTGATCCCCCACGTCTAGTACCACACCAATCATAGACAAGATATACTCATCCCTCATGGTCTGTTCTGACTTCAAAAGCCCGCTTTCGCCGTAGGTTTCATCAATACTCGGTAGAGCTATCAGAATCCTATACCCGACAGGTTTTGGTATTTGCTCGTTTAAGACCACTTCCTGTGCCTTGTCGTCCTCTATCTTTTGCTTGCGCTTCTGCTCTAGTGCAGTAAGTTCAGTCATCTTCATCTTCCATATAGTTACGCGAGAGGTCTTCTATTTCTCGTATTGCGGTGGTTAGACCTCGTATCACCCCGCAAATCTCGCGGTACTGGGCGTAATCTTTCGGCGACCCAGCTACAACGGATTCTTGACAAGAATCTACAGACTCTTGCAGTTTATCTTTTAGCACGTCAAAGACGGTTTTAGGCATTGTTATCACCTTTAATGTTGTCCAACAGTGTCCGTATCCACCAGTAGAACAGATCTTCAGTAAGCTCGTGTTTCATCACGTTTACTCTATAAGCCACTAGCTGTACGTTATCTTTTATATAGGGTTCGTATGGCACAATTCTATCAATACTGGCGTTAAACTCTTTACGCCCACTACCGTCCTTGTGGTGGGTGAGGACTACACCAGATAAAGCACAACGCCCATTCTGCTTCCCCCATATATCTATCAAGTCCTCTTTTTCCAGCTTGAATTCGGCTGCCGTGTGCCCCGGTTGTTTCCTATTAGTGTGCGAATACTTACACTGCGAATACAGTCCGTATAAATACTGCACATGGTCAGTTGATACCGTTCTCCGGTGCTTCACGGTTTTACAACTAGCACACATATTAGCTCGTGGTGCAAAACTGTCTACAGGCTTTACTTCCCCACACCTTTTACACTTCTTTTGTTTGGGTGTTGACATACAAAAGTGACCCTTAGTAGAGCTGTTGAGCCGGTGTTACCCACGCCCAGACTCCTTAGCTTGAGTCTTAGCCAAGTCTAATAGTGCTTTAGCCTCATCCAAGTCTTGTTTAGCAGAGGCTTGCTCAGTCTGTGCAGCTATACGCCCTGCTTCTAGTGTAGCGGTATTGCTAGCTTTCTGCTCTTCCAACTGCAATTTAGCTGCCGCTATCTGTGCATCAGTTTGGTCTTTCTGCGTTTTGCGTTGGAGTTCCGCTTGTTTTAAAGCTAGTTCTTGTTGCTGCATTTGCACTATTGGGTCTTGAGCTTTCTGAGCAGCCTGCTGTTGTGCCACTTGCGCTTGTTTCTGTTGAGTTACTTCTATAGCAGCTTCACTTAGTAGTTTAGATAGCTGCCTTTCTATAACTTTTGGCATTTCTTCGTTGGGCGGTGGTAGGGCAGAACCAAGCCTCACTTCTATTTGCTGTCTATAGCTAAACGCTATGTGCTCAGCTATATGCGCGTTCATCGCTGCCATCATTTGTTGCGCTGACGGCCCTTGCCCTATAAACGCTGCAATCTGAGGGTCTTGCATGAATGCTTGGTGGGTAGCTATATGCGCTTCATGTTCTTGATTTATAAAGGCTTTTAGGGGTTTACCAACAAGTAAGTTCATGTTTTCGCTTACTGGGTCTACTGGAGCTAAATCAGTTTCAAGTGGTACAAGTTTGTCAGCGTTTTTAATACCCATAACTTCGATCATCTGACGATGTAGCTGAGGAAGGTCATATATCTGTGGCGCCTGTTGTGCCATCTGCAACACCGCTTGATACTGTACAACACGTTGGGCTAGCGTAGTATTGTTAGGGTCACTTACAGGTATTACATCAGTTACTGCGTAGTCATTTTGCCTAGCGCGTGGTGCCCCACGGTCGGGAACATACCCATACTCTTCTGGGGCGTACTCAGCCATGATAGCCCGGAGCAGTTTAAACTCCTGCTTCATGGCGTAATGGACACGCGCTTGTACCGCAGCCATTGGTTTAAGAGTACGTTCGAGTAGAGCTAGTGTAGTCCCCACTGGCGCGTTGGCACTCATGTCACTGATATTCATGTCTGAGATTGCGCCCAGACGACGACCTTCCTCAGTGATACGGTTTAACAACGCCAGCAGGGTCTGCGATGGCTCTTTATATGGTAATGGCATGATGTTATCGCGGATAGAACCACTAGGCACATCCACATCACGAAACTCACCGGGGCCAATAGGTGTATCATCACCTTTAACTCTTAGCCCACGAGATTTTAACCCTCCGGGTAAATTAGATAAGGTTCCCGCATCTACTAACTGGCGTATAAGCGAGGTACCAGCCCTAGCATATCCACCGATGATGTGTATCAAACCAAGGCCATAAAAGCCAAATCCCGGTACATAAACGTAATGCACAAAATGCTGACGTTTAAGCATTAATTCATCGTCAGGGTTCCAGTTACGGCGTATAGATAAAACTTCCCCTGTGCCTTGCTCAATGGTTACGACGTAAGGCTTAGCAATTTGCATAGCTTCATCACCTTCCTCCTCGTCTAAATCATCAATAATTAAATCTGCGTGTATCTCACATAACGTATAACGGTCATCAGAAGTTAAACTAAACCCACCTTCCTCTGCTTTCTTTTCTTCTATATCAGTAAAGAAAGACTGTGGTTCACCAAGTTCAATGTCTCGGTAAAATCCGGCGGCTTGTAACTTGTTCATCTCGTTTTTTGTTTTTCGCATAACGTGCGTAACACGTTCAGCAGTTTCTATATTAGATGCGCCGTAGGGGACGATAACGTCTTCGGCTGGGATATACATTGCAACCTGACGACCTAAATTTGGGTCGTAATAAACCTTTTTAAAAGCTGACCCTGCAAGACCAAGACTATAGAGGAGTCGCTCGTGCTCAGGGCGATACTCAACCATAACCTCTGTTAACTCGTAATTCATATCTTCGCGAACACGCTCAGCCGCTTCTTCTTTTTCACGACTATTTTCGCCAAGAATTTTGGTCTTTACAGGGCCAGAAGCGGGGAACGTTTCTGACATAGCCTCGGCTTGGAACCGAATAGCGGCTTCGGACAACACGGTGCTATACACACCACAAGCATCATCCCAAGGTTCTACCCGCTCTTCGTATTTAAATCCGAGCACCTCCAAGCCTTTTACAAAAGTATCGGCCCACTCTTTGCGGCTATTTGTATCAGAATTAACGTACCCAAGGAGATCGTTAGATAAATGAGTTAAAACTTTTTCTTCTAGATAATCGGCTAAGTTAGCGTCAAACGGAGCGCCCATAGTGTCTTCAAGGCCAGACTCAGGTACCAACGTAATCTCTACGCTACCATCATCCATAGTTACAATCTCAGGGTCGACAATGGTTATCTCCATCTCGGAGCCTTCCATCATCTCATTTTCCAAACCTTCGGGGGCTTGGTACACGCTCGGTTCAATAGCCATTAATAGTATCCACCATGTCTTTGTTTAAAGTGCTGTGTCTCTTCTTCCTCATCGCTTGGTAGCCTTATAAATCCACCTTTGCGGAATCGCATCAAAGCCAGTGACACAGAGTCAACGTAGTCATCATGCTCCCCCGCAGGAAAACTTGCAACTTCGTCAATAACCTCTTCCGCCCAAGACCTGTTCGGTGCCCATACCATACCAGAGGCGAACAAGTCAGAAACGGAGTTTAATCTAGTAATCTTGTCGTTCCCTCTACTAGGAGTAAACTCTTGTACCGGTATACCCATAGCACGCATTTCGTATATTAAGGGCGCTCCAGATGCCTTCTTCTCAATTATTATAGAATCAGGTTCCCAGTCTCTATATTGCTCTACAGCTACTTTCTTAAGTAGAGGAAATTCCATTCTCTCACGATAAGCGTTTAAAAGTATAATATTCGCCTGTTGTACGCCTAACTCATCCGTTTTGTAGAAAACTCCCCACGTTGTAAGAGCGGAATAGTCAGCCCTAGAAGTCTTTTCAAACGCTGTATCCCACGCCATAAGTATATATTCACACGCTGGCGGTTCGTCTTCTTCCCATTCTTTCCACCATTCGCGCTTTACAATAGCCGAAGTCTCGGATGTGGGCTGTTGTTGGTACTGAGCCATCCATTTTGAGTTGGGTAGCTCCTCTTTTAACGACTCTAGCTCCTTTAATTCCCAGAACTGAGGCCACAACGCGTTACCAGATGGCATAATTGCAGGAAATTCAATGACTTCCCACTCATCTCCGCCCCTTTGGGCGCTCGCTTTTAACACTTTTGCGGTCAAATCCCTTAATGACCAGCGAGTCATAACTACAACTATAGCTCCACCCGGTTGTAGACGCTGTCTTGGCCCAGATGTGTACCATTCATAGGTCTTATCGTATATATCTGGGTTAGTTTCGGCTAATGCTGCCTCTTGCTCGGAGTGTGGGTCGTCAATAATGAGCAAATCCGCACCTTTACCAGTAACCGCACCGCCTACACCTATCGCAAAGTAGTCTCCACCCTTACTTGTGTTCCACCTGCCCGCCGCCTTACTGTCCGCAGACAAGTTTAGATCAGGGAAAATATCATGGTACGCATCCTGATCGACTAAGTTTCTTACTTTACGACCGAAACCAACCGCGAGTTCTGCCGTGTGCGACGTTTGAATAACCTTTTTGTTGGGAAATTGACCCAAAAACCAAGCAGGCAAAAGATAACTAGCAAACTCAGATTTAGTATGACGAGGAGGCATATTAATAATAAGGCGTTTACACTCACCGCGAGCCACTCGCTCAAACGCTTCAGCCATGATGCCATGATGCTTGCCCCCTATAAACGTAGGCCACATTTGTTTAACGAAATCTAAGAACTTATCCTTCGCCGCTTTCTGTTTTTTCAGCTTCTCAAGATGATCAAGTTCCGCTAATAACCTTTGCTGCTCAGTTTCAGACAACAAAGGTAGTATATTCGGTATATCCTTTAGGGATATAGAATCAAAGGGGGATGTCGTCATCATCCTCTACTTGCCCAAGACTAGCGTCGTTAAGCTCTTCTTCTTCATCGTCTGTTACATTGTCTGCTACGTCGTCTAACATAACCAATCCTAAATTATCAACTGAGTCGGAAAGTGGAGTAATATCAATAACTTGCGCGTTCAATAATCTCTTTACGCGTTCCTTAATTTCTTTTTCTAACTCTTCTGGATTTTTGTAGTTTATTGTTACTTCGCTACGTTCAGTGAATATACCAATATCACTATGCTTCCCGAGCAGTTCAAGCGCCTTAAGCTCGAACCTTGGGTCACCACAGTTGGCA